TCAATTGCAAACGACCTAAAGGATTTTCTGAAAAAGCACATTGTGCCTCTAAAAAAAGGAGAGGTTCTAAGAGCAAAAGGTGAACCATTAAAGGATTGCCCACAATGTATGAAAAGAAAGTATTGGTGCACTTGTTGGAAAGTATTGAAAGGAAGATATTATGCCTAAAGACGCTTGTTATCATAAAGTAAAAGCTAGATATAAAGTTTTTCCGTCAGCTTATGCTTCGGGAGCTATTGCTAAATGCCGAAAGGTAGGAGCAGCTAATTATGGCACTGGTGGTAAAAAAAAGGCTAAAAAGAAAGCAGAAGGTGGTGTAATTGAGTTAAAAAATGGTGGAAATGTGCCAAGAAGAACTCGCAAAAGAAAAACAAAAAACCCAAACATTGCAAGAGGTTGTGGTGTTGTAATGAGCAGTAGAAGAAAAGTTACAAAGTTTAGATAATGGCAGTAAGAAAAACAAAAGCTGGTCTAGCATTAAAGCGTTGGTTTAAAGAAGACTGGAAAGATGTTAGAACTGGCAAAAAATGTGGTAGGCAAAAAGGTGAAAAGCGTGGCACGCCCTATTGCAGACCTAGTAAGCGTATATCTTCTAAAACGCCTAAGACTGCATCTGAGATGTCTGCATCAGAAAAAAGAAAACGTATTGCACAAAAGAAAAGATTAGGTCAACCGGCAGGTAAGCCAAGAAGAGTACAGGCGGCAAGAAGAAAAAAGAAATGAACCTAGAAGACAAAATTTGTGAAGAAATACGTCAGTGGTCAAAACACGCCTTAGAAATACCTAATAAAAATTACAACAATTTACCATCTTGTCCATATGCTAAAAGTGCATGGAAAAACAAAAAAGTTGGTTTTGCTTTTAAAACTAACGAAAATTATGACATTATACATTGTTTAATAAATAAGTTTCATGATTCCAAAGATTTAATAATAGTAATTGATCTTTGTTATGAAAATAATGAAACATTCCATAATAATCTTAACAATCTTAATACACTTATACATCACAATAAATTCAACCAAAAAGATATTTGGTTAATGGGATTCCACCCTGATGATGACGAAAATGAACTGATAGACGATGGTTCTTTTGAAGAAATTGTTAGTGAGGAATATTCTTTAATATTCGTACAAAGACTAAGTAAACTTCAAGAAAGTGCAAATAAATTGAAGAAACTTGGATATTATGATAATTATTATAATAGTTACGATGTTGAAGACATCTATGAGCAACGTGAAAACTACTATAGGAGACTAAAATGGCAATGAGTCCAAGAAAAATGATGGCAATGTCTAAAGACATGGCTAAAGCAGCTAAAATGATGATGGGTGGCGAAGCAAAACCTAAAAAAATGAGAGGTGGTGGCATGGCTAAGAAAATGCGTGGCGGTGGCATGGCTAAAAAAATGAGAAAAGGTGGTAAAGCCTAATGGCAACCTCAAGCTCTACAGACTTTGAGTTAGATGTCGCTGAGTACATTGAAGAAGCTTTTGAGAGATGTGGCTTAGAGGCTAAAACTGGCTACGATTTGCAAACTGCTAGGCGTTCTATGAATATAATGCTTGCTGAGTGGGCAAATCGTGGTCTTAATCAATGGACTATAGAACAAAGAACACAAGCACTCACAGCTAGTGATTCAGAGTATAGTTTGGGAACTGATTTAATTGATATATTATCTTTAGTTGTAAGACGTAGTGGCACTGATTTCACAATGACTAGAATTAGTCGTGATGCGTTTTTAAATCTACCAAACAAAACTTCAACTGGTAGACCAACGCAATATTTTTTAGATAGACAAATTACACCTAATTTGAAACTGTTTCCCACACCTGAAAACAGCACAGATGTTATTGTTTATGACGCTTTAACACGCATACAAGACGCTGATGCACAAGTTAATACTATGGAGATACCTTTTAGGTTTTATCCTTGTCTAACGGCTGGTTTGGCTTATTATATAGCTATGAAAAGAGCACCGGATAGAATACAGTTACTAAAAACTGTTTATGAAGAAGAATTTGATAGAGCAATGGCAGAGGATAGAGATAGATCTGCTTTTAACGTAGTGCCTAAATTAGATTATTATAAGGTGGGTTGATGGCATTTGCTAGTGGTAAATATGCTTACAGAATATCTGATAGATCTGGTTTTAGATATAAAATCAAAGATACTCGCAAAGAGTGGAACGGATCTATTGTTGGTAAGGATGAATATGAAGAAAAACACCCACAACTTGAGCCTGCAAATGTTAGAGCCGATAATGAGGCTATAAGAGATGCAAGACCAGATAGAACTGAAACTGCGGTTCCAAACCTATTACCATTAAACGCTTTTTCAACAACTGCAAGTTCTGCAACTGTTACAGTTAATGAACCAAATCACGGCAGATCAACAAGCGATACAGTAAGATTCAGAGATGCAATCAGTGTTGGAGGTATAGCTGCAACAACAATTAATTCTGCTTCGGGATTTACAATTACAAATATAGATGCGAACAACTATTCGTTTGCGTCTGGAGTAACAGCAACAATAACCCAGAAAGGTGGTGGAGGACTCGCTAGTGCAGGTCCTACATCAATTACAAATTAATGAGCTTCACACTTGCAACATTAAAAACAGCTATTCAAGATTATGCAGATAATAGTGAAACTAGTTTTGTAACAAATCTGCCAAACTTTATTAAAGCAGCAGAAGAAAAAATATTTAAAGGCGTTGATTTAGATATTTTTAGAAAAAATGTTACAAGTGCCTTTACATCATCAGATCAGTTTTTAACAGTTCCAACTGATTATCTTGCATCTTTTTCTTTGCAAATTACCACTTCTGGTTCAGAGGGTTTTTTATTGCAAAAAGATGTGAATTATCTAAGAGAATATACGCCACTATCTACAACAACTGGAGTGCCAAAATATTACGCTAGGTTTGATACAAACAATTTTATTGTAGCTCCGACTCCGAACTCTAATTACGCACTTGAATTACATTATTATTACAGACCTGCAAGTATTACTGCCGGTGCAGACAGTGGAACAACGTGGCTTAGTACAAATGCACCATTTGCTTTACTTTACGGATCGCTTATAGAGGCGTATTATTACATGAAAGGTGAGCCAGATGTTATTGCACAATATGAAAAAAATTATGTTTTTTATTTGCAAAGACTTAAAGATTTAGGAGAGGCAAGAGAAAACGAAGACGCTTATAGGCAAGGACTACCTAGAGCACCAAGGACATAGGAGTAAAAAATGGCAACAGCAAATGCAGCAACCACCTTCTTAGAAAATAGAATTTTAAGTTTTATTTTCAAAAACAACGCAGCATCGTTTAGTTCACCTGGAGATAGTATATATGTCGGGTTAGCAACAGCAGTATCAAATTTTAATGATTCAACTGGTGAATCTGGAGATCCAACAATAACAGAAGCTAATTTTGGTTCTTATGCAAGACAACAAGTTGCAGCTTCTGCGTGGACATTAACAGCAGAATCTGCTGATACACAGACTTGTAAAAATTCTAGTTCTATAGAATTTCCAGAAGCTACAAGTGGAAGTAATACTATAACACATGTTTTTATAATAACACATTTAACTGCCACTCCTGATGTTGTAGGCTCTGGTGGTAATGTTCTTTTTATAGGAGCATTGGATGCTAGTAAAACAATTTCAACTGGTGACATATTTAGAATTAACGCAAACAACTTAACGATAGAATTAAAGTAATGGCTTTTGTAATAAACGACAGAGTAAAAGAAACTACGACCACAACTGGTACTGGCACATTTACACTGGGTGGTGCAGTCACTGGCTTTGAAACTTTTGGCACTGGCGTTGGTAATTCTAATACAACATATTATGCAGTGACATTACCTGGATCAACAGAATTCGAAGTTGGTTTAGGGACACTTAGTAGTGATTCTAGTACGATAGCTAGAACTACGATTATTAGTAGCTCGAACAGTGATAGTGCAGTTAATTTTAGTGCTGGAACAAAAACTATTTTTTGTACAATACCAGCATCCAAATCAGTTCTTTTAAGTGACGTTGGAGCTTCTACTTTAAATTTAAGTTCTGCCGATACTCATGCAGGTCGATATGGAAGTTCTTCTTCTCCTATAATTATTAAAGTTACTGTTGCATCTAAGTCAGCACATCCATATCAAGGTGATGGCAGTGGTAACGCTTATTACTTAAATGGTATTGAAGCACCTGCTTTAACCTTTCATGGCGTAGATAATACAACATCTGACTCTGGATATTATTATAGATTCGATCAATCAGATAGTAGTAATAGTGGACATCCATTAAGATTTTATTTAGATGCTGATAAAACTACATCATATACAACTGGTGTTACAACTAATGGAACAGCAGGAAGTAGTGGAGCATATACTCAAATAGATGTAGATGAGGACACACCTAACATACTTTATTATCAATGCTCTTCACACGCATACATGGGTAATTATGGAATTACACTAGGATCTAATAAAATAAATCATACTGAAGCTCTAATAAGTTTTCCAACTACAACTGGAACACTTGTAGGAACAGGTGACACAGGTTCGGTAACTAATGACATGTTAGCAGGAAGTATTGCAGACAGTAAACTTAGTACGATATCTACTGCTGGTAAAGTTGAGTTAGGTGCATTAGAGATAGATGGTGCTAGTGATGTGGGTGAAGATTTAGTAGATGCAGATTTAATTATTGTCGATAATGGAGCTAATGGCACAGAAGTAAAATCTACTTTAACAAGAGTTAAAAAATACATTTATTCTGCTATGTCAGGTGATGCAACTGCAAGTGATAGTGGAGCACTTACTATAGCTAACACATCTGTTGAAACAGCCATGATAGCAGCAGACGCAGTTACTGGTGATAAGATAGCAGATGATGCTATTAACTCTGAACATTACACAGATGGTTCTATAGATACTGCTCACATTGCAGACGCACAAGTTACGTTAGCAAAGATAGCTGATCAAGCCGCTAATACAGTATTGGTAAGAGATGCTAATAGTGCTGGAGTTGTTTCTGCAAAAGCAGTTACAGACACACAAATATTAATAGGTGATGGAACCGGATTTACTGCCGCTGCATTATCTGGTGATGTAACTATGACAAATGCTGGAGCAGTTACGATAGCTAATGGTGCAGTAGAAAATGCAATGTTAGCAGACGATGCTGTAGGAGCAGACGAACTAGCTGCAAACGCAGTTGTAAATGCAAGTATTGCATCTGGTGCTGCAATAGAATTTAGCAAAATGGAAAACTTGACAGCATCAAGGGCATTAGTCTCTGACACTAATGGAGATGTATCCGTAAGTGCAGTAACATCTACAGAGATTGGATATTTAGATGGAGTAACGTCTGCTGTGCAAACACAAATAGATGCAAAAGCAGGTAAAGGTTTTGCCGTAGCGATGGCTATAGCTTTATAGGAGTAGGACATGGCACAAGATTTTGAAAGAAACTTTGCAAACGGAGTTGGTACAAGTGGTGTTGTATTAAGAACAGCGAACTCAGATGACGCTATCGTGGGCATAACAATATGTAATGTTCATACGGCACAAATAACAGTAGAAGTTTATGTAAGTAATAGTTCAACAGATTATCATATAGTTAAAGATGCACCAATCCCAGTAGGATCAACTTTACAGGTTTTAGACGGAGGTGCAAAAATAGTTTTACAAAGTGGTGATGCTCTAACAGTTAAAAGTAGTGTAGCCAGTTCAGCAGATGTTTGGGTATCAGCAGTAGATACGATTAGTAGTGATTAGGATAAAATATGCCATATATAGGTAACACAGCAGGAAATAGATTTGTAGCTTCTCAAGCTGCAACTAGGCTTTCTGGTAATGGTTCTGCAACTGCGTTTACGCTAGAACATGCAGTAGGATCTGATGAGGATATACTTGTATCTGTAGATGGTGTTATACAAGAACCATCTATAGCTTATGCAGTAAGTAACGGAACAACGCTTACATTTACAGCAGCACCCTCAAGTGGCACTAATAATATTTTTGTTTGTTATTTATTTAGAACAGTGGCTACAGTAGATCATCCGTCTACAAGTGCTTTGACTGCAACAAATGGTAATTTTACGGGAACTTTAACTGTTAATGATGATGTATCTATTGAAGGTTCAACTCCTACTTTATCACTTGCGGACACAGATGTTTCAAATAATAAAGTAGAATTAAGTTATGATGAATTTTTAACTATTGATATAGACCCAAATAATGCAAGAGGGAACACAGGTCTGATTGTAAAAGGTGATGGCAATGAGCGTTTGAGATTAGATTCAAGTGGTAATTTAACTAAACCACAAAATCCGTCTTTTAGAGCTATGGGAAGTAATGCTGCATATCAAACTACTTCTCCAGTTCCGTTTTCAAGTGTTTCAGGTACTAATCTTGGGGGTCATAACACAGGCAGTCATTATAATACTTCAAACTATAGATTTACTGCTCCAGTTGCTGGAAGATATTTACTGCATCTTCATATGGGCATTGTTAGAATAACAGCTAACAATGGTAATGGTTACCCTTATTTAAGAATAAACGGCACTGCGGTTGCTTATTCTTATGTTCATGTACCAACTGGCACATCTTATCACCCAGCAAATGTAACACAAGTTTTTGAATTAGCCGCTAATGACTACGTTGATGTTACTTTTGGTGGAGGTAATAGTGATTATTACGGTAATTATACAGAGCTTTCATTTTCAGGATGTTTACTAGGTTAGGAGAATAAAATGGCAGAAATTAAAGTAACAGTATCAGACACACAAATGAAATGTTTAGAAAGTATAGCGTATTCAGTGCAAGATTGGTGTGATAACGCAATACATGAAAGAGCTAGAGTTGCTCAAGAAGCAATTATTGCAAAGTTAGTTGCACATTGTAACGAGAAAGGGATTGCAATAGCTACTGGCGTTGATGCACAAATAACACAAGCATATACTTTAAAAGTTGTTGATACTGCAAAAAATGTAACAGATAATTTTAAAGTACCTGAGTAAGTAGGAGTAACTAATGGCGTTAACAAAAGTACAAGCGGAAGGTATAAATTTAGCAGATACATTTGCTTTTACAGGAACTATAAGTGGTGGCACATCAACTCCTGCATTTCAAGCAAGGAGTTCATCTAATTTTACATTTTCTGATAATACAGTGACTAAAGTAACTGGACTTACTGAAGACTTTGATACAGATAATTGCTTTGCATCAGATACATTTACTCCCACTACAGCAGGTAAATATTGTGTAACTATTACAGCAAGTATGCAAGGTGTTCAAAATTACGATATGTATAATGGCGACTTATATCTCTTTAAGAATGGCTCACAACATATAAAAGTAAGTTCACAAGGAAATGCCACTAATAGAAGCCATCGATATCCTTTATCTCAAACTGCAATAGTAGATATGAATGGTAGTAGTGACTACTTAACTATGCATTGTTATCTTAATAACGTAGGCACTGATGATGGCAGATTAGAAGCGGAATCAATATCATTTAGTGCTTTTAGGATAGGAACTTAAAGTTATGGCAAAGTTGTCTACAAAAGTAAAATTATATATAAAAGCGAACTCTAATACTTGGGACGATACAAAAGTAACTTTACAAAATGATGGTGATGGCGACTATATTAAAACATGGAAATATAGCTTTTCTAAACCAACAGATAAAGAATTAGCAAATTATGAAACAGAGGCTAATACACAAGAGGCAAACGATAAAGTTCGTGGCATTCGTAGGCGGGCTTATGGAGATATAGGTGAGCAACTAGATGAGATATATAAAGATATAGATGCTTGGAAAGCTCGTATTAAGAAAATTAAAGATGATAATCCGAAAGGTTAAAATATGCCGTACATAGGAGTCAGTCCACAATTTGGAGTTAGAAGAAAGCACACTTATACTGCTACGGCTGGTCAGACAAGTTTCAGTGGTGCAGGGTCAGAGGGCGTTACATTAAGTTACACAGACAGTAACTTTGTTGACGTATATCAAAATGGCGTAAAGTTAGGTGATGCCGACTACACATCTACAAGTGGTACAGCTATTGTTTTAGCTCAAGGAGCGTCAGTTGATGACCTCGTAGAAATAATAGTTTTTGATGCTTTTAGTGCCGCAGACACTGTGAGTAAAGCAGATG